CTCACTGTGCTGGCCGTAGCGTTCGCCTGCACCGCCAGGGCTTTCAAGATGCTTGCGCTCGAAGTCGTAGCTGCGGTCACGCCTCCCACGAACGCGATGTTCTTTGTGACGTCCGCCAAGGCCTGCGGCGTGACAGTCGCGTTGCCTGCGGCGTCGATAGACTTGATGATGCTCGCAGCACCGGCTGTGCTGGCTGTCGCAACAGCCCCAACAGCCATGATCTTAGAGACGCTGGCGTCCGAGGATGTGAACGCAGTCGCGTTACCTGCGAACGCGATGTTCTTCGTGATGGCCGCAGCGCCTGCGGTCTGCGCCGTGGCGACGACACCCACAGCAACCAGCGGGTTGTTAAGGCTTGCAAGCCCGGAGGTGGTCGCAGTTGCGTTCGTGGAGGCGCTTGCCACCTTGGTGACGCTCGATGTGGCGCTCGTCGTTGCGGTCGCAGATGCCAGGATGCCCAAGGACTTGGTCAAGCCCGCAGCGCCAACGGTGACGCCGCCGACCGAGGCAGAGCCCGACTGGGTGCTTGTCTTGCCGAGCACCCCGGATGCAGCCGCCGACACGGACGCGGCGCTTGCAAGCTGCCAGGCCGCCGTAGCGTACGCGGCTGTAGACGCGCTCGTGGAGATCGCCCCGGCCTGCGTGCTTGACTTGGAGAGCGCCGCGGAGGTGGTGCCAGCCGAAGCGACAGCGGCAGCCATGCGGCTCGACTTGCTGACCGCGGCGGACACTGCGGCGGAGGCGGAGATGGCCCCCGCAATGGCGATGCTCTTGCTGAGCGGTGCGCTGGATGCCGCAACCACAGACACCGACCCAGCATGCCTGCTTGTCTTGGAGATCGGCGCGGATGCGGTGTTTGCCGAGACGGCAACAGCGGCTGCCATGCGGTTCGATTTACTGACCGCAGCAGACGCCACAGCGGACGCGGAGATCGCGGAAGCGGCGTTGTTGGTCTTGCCCAGGACTCCTGACGCGACCCCGGACGCCGACACCGAAGCCGACTGACGCGATGTCTGGGCAAGTGCCCCAGCCACGACCGCGGTGACCGTTCTGCTGGACGCAAGCTTGAAGCCAAGCGAGACGTTTGCGGCAACGGTTGCCGTGGCTGTTCGGCTCGAGGCGATCTTGTAGCCAACGATGAAGTTGGCCACGGTCGCAATGATTGCGCCGCCTGAGAAGGCGAGGCGCTTTGTGAGGGATGCGGATGCGACCGGGCTCGCCGCGCCGGTAATGACGCCAGCAAGGCGCGGCGACTTCGACAGGGATGCAGACGTGCTAGCCGCGACGTTGACCGTCGCGGCTAGGTTCTTGAGTTCACCAGACGCTGCGTTGAGAGCGAGCTGGTTGAGCAACGACCCATTGAGCTGCATCCCAGGGCCGCATTAGGCGAACGTGATCGACAGCGAAGCAGCAGGGAACGTGACCGTGTCAGCCTGGTTGATCGTCTTGGAGATGGTCAGTGCGCCCCAGAACAGCAGGTTGCCGCCGCTCGCAGCGTCGTAGATGCCGAAGTGCGTGACCGTACCCCAGCCAGCGGAGGGCGTTGGGAACGTTATGGCAGCGTTGTTGCTGGTCTGGCCGCCGGTGCCAGACGAGGCGGTGGTGGAGCCTGCGGACTGCGTACCCGCCCAGTTGGCCAGCGACGAGGTCACTGTGACGCGAGCATAAGAGCCGCCACTCGCCTCAGTGCCACCACCGGTGTCGGAGGGAGCAGTGGTCAACAGACCCACATACAGCGTGGTGGTCGTTGGTGCGGTTTGACCACGGAACAGTTGGTCAATGATCTTGTTTTCCAGAAAGTCTGACATTGCGGACATGATTTACTCCTTATGCAAATTGAGAACGGACGTTGAACTTCAAGACTTCGTAGACGGTCTGTGTTTGACCATCGAAGTCGACCTCGACTTCACCCTCGTACGGGCCTGGCTCAACGTCGAGCACGCCATCGGCGAAATTGAATCGCACCTGGCCACCAGTGCCCCCGCTCACCTTTTCACAGGTGATCGTAGACAGAATTGTTTCGCTGCCCGCCTCACGGAAGTACACGCGAACCACGACTTCGGCGTCAGACAGGTTGATTGGCACCCCCGTAAGCGGGTCGGTAAGCGTCAGCTTGATGTAGGGGAGGTTATCCCCCTGAACCAGTTTGATTCTTTCAGCCATGGCTTAGCCTCACGCAGCAGGCGCTGCCATCGAGCGGTTGGGGTTCGCCACCGAGCTTGGCTGGAAGTTGACGGTCGCCTTCATCTCGACGCCGAGCGCGTTGGCGAACGCACCGTAGTGAGCCTGGGCTCGGGCGGCGTTGCCCGCGTACTCACTGTCCTTGCTGTAGGCGCGGTACAGGACGTAGTCCTGGATCACGTTGCCGTAGATGTCCGGCACGCTGATGTTGCCGCTCACAGCGGTATACAGAGCGCCGTCAGCAGGCTCGGTCAAGTCGGTGGGAAGCGCCGCATACACAGCATCCAGCGATGCGCCAGAGGCAGCCGCAGGCGGGTACACGTAGAAGACTTTTGGGTCCCGCGGGTCGTACATGAAATGCAGGATTTCGGTCGCCCCGGTGATGTTGTGCCAGTTGGGGGCCTGGGAGTCCAGAATCTCGCGGTTGACCAAGCGCACCGAGCGGCGCGTACCGCCAGTGTTGCGCACGATCTCGATCAGTTTCGTGCCGTTGGTAGGCAGCGCCTGCTTGGAGCCCGCTACCAGCGAGATGGCGGCGTTCGTCACCATCGCATCCGGGCGGTACAGCACGATCTCGCGCTGGCCGTCGTTCAGGTAGCGCACCAGCTCGTTGACGGGCCAGCGGACCGAGGTGTTGTCTTGGAGCGTCTCAACGACGCGGCGAACGATAGATTGTGCTGCGATAGGCATTTAGAAGACCCTCATTTTGACGCTGATAGATGACTGCACGCGCCCGTGCATGGCGTCCGTGCGTGCGTGGTTTGCGCCCGACCGGGCCCGAACGGCCATGACCTGAGCCTTGGCCTCGTCTGAGAACGACTGGTCCGGGATGGCCAGCAGAATGGCCTGCGCACCGTCAACGATTGCCTGCGCATAGCGCTCGAACAAGACGTTGTGGACGGTCGTCGCAGCGCGTGTGGGCTTCAATGCCGCACGCACGATCACGCCACTGCGAACCGTGCGGTCAGGCGCGGGCAGCAGGGTGATGTTGAATACTTCGTCGATGTCCTCGCCATAGAAGTAGCGAGGTGTGCCCAAGGTGTCCGACATGTTTGTCGCCTGGGCGTAGGGGGCCGCTTCGATCTCGGTACCGTCGAACCACAGGTTGAGCACCTGGGCGATGCTGGTGTTCACGGGCGTCTCGACCTCGAAGGAGGCGAGGCCTTCACGCAGCGTTACTGCGTCAAGCGTCGTCGTGACGGCGAGCGAACGGCTGCAAAACTCGATGGCGGAGTCCAGCAGAGCCTGCTGCGCGAGCGGCTCGGGGCACCCAACAACGCTGGGCAACAGTCGCGGAAAAAATGCACTGATTGGGACCACGGCACCACCTATGAAAAACCCGGCGAGGGGCCGGGCCATTCTAACCTACTAACACTGTGTCATCAACAGCTAACAGGCAAGGGGGGCCTAAGCCCCCCTTGTGCTATCAGGCTGCGATCAACAGAGCCAGGGACTCAGGCTTCACGACCTTGAAGCCGTACACGTTCAACGAGCGGATGAAATCACCGAAGTCGTTGGGGTTGCGCACGGTTTCCATCTTCGTGATCTGAGATGCGAAGGTGATGGCGGACTTGTGACCGGCGATCAGGGCGCGGCGCTTGAGCACGGTGCCAGTCGAAGTCACAGTGTTCTCAGCGCCGTCGCCGCTGATCCAGGGTGTAGCGGTACCAGCAGCGGCCTTGGGCAACTGGTTGGTCACGTACACGGTGAAGCGGTCGATGGTGCCGATCTTGCCGTTACGAACGGTGCTGGTAGCGTCACCCATGAACTGGGCCTGGGCCAAGTTGGATTGCATCAGCAAAGTGCGAGTGGCGGGGTCGATCACCAGGTAGCGGTCGGACTCGGGGACGTTCTGCTCGTCCAGCACGGAGGCCATCTCCAGAATCTTGGTCAGGACGTTCGAGCCAGTCAGGGCGACTGGAGCGGCGTCGGTGCCCAGGTTGTAGGAGCTGGACTTCACACCGGCGGTAGCACCCTTGTTGGCGGCGGCACCGCTGGAGAAGGTGTTGTACACAACGTTGGAGTCGATGGCGATGCGCATCTGCTCGGCTGCGTCAGCAGCGAACATGTCCATCAGGTTAGGCTTGGCCTGGTACTCGAGCACGTCGTTGATCTGGAAGGCGAAGTACTTGCCCTTGTCGATCAACAGCTCTTGCATGCTGGGGGTAGGCACCTCGTAGGCGAGGGTCGTACCAGCAGAGTAGTTGCTGATGGTGATGGTAGGAGCGGTGTTGATGTACACCTTGTCGCCCATAGAGGCGACTTCACCTTGCCACGAAGTGTTGGCGATTTCGCCATACACGGATGCGGCGTAGAACTTCTCGGCCAGTTTGGCGGACCAAACGGCGGGGATGAACTTGCCAGAGTACGAGTCAGTGGTACCGAGGTTGCCTGCGGCTTGTGCGCCGGTGACGGGGAAAATTGCAGCCATTTTGGCCTCCTAAGAAAAAAGGGGTTGTTTGCTGCTACCGCCACCGGCCTAGTTCATTACTGAACGCGTCCTTCGGAGATAGCCAGGTTAATCATTGCTTCGATGCGCTGAACTTCAGCTTCCTGTCCGCGATACTCACCACGACGCTTGGCGTTGTAGTAATCGACCACCTGCTGTTGCGTCAGCATGGGCTTCGTCTGCGGCGTAGGAGCTGCGGTTGCAGCAGCCTTCGGGCTAACTTGCTTGGCCACGGCGTTGGGCTTAGGAGCGGCTGGCTGAGTGGCTGCGAATGCCTTGAACACGGCGGATGCGCGATCAGCGTTCATCGACTGCTGGGCGGCGTTCAGGGCCGACTGGCGGGGATGCCCGTAGACCGGATCGACCTCTGCGAGCCACGCCAGGAAGGCGTCATTCGCGTTGATCTGTTCCCAGTCAGGAACCATCTTCGTCAGGCGATCAAAGAACGACTGCTCGGCGGTCAGTGCGACAGTTTCGTGCGTGCCCTGGAGGGCCTGCTCTAGCTGCGCAAGACGCTGCTCAAAGCGAGCTGCTTGTCCTTGTAATTCGCTTGCAGCGCGACCGAACAAACGCTCGGCGGTGCGCTGCACCATATCCACCAAGTCGGAACCGAAGTTCTCAACGTCGCGGGGGTCTGCCACCGGTGCTGCGGGTTCGCTCGGCTTGGCCTTTGCATCTGCGGCTTCGTTCAGACGGTTCACAGCCGTTTCGAGCTGTGTGCGCAGGTCTTTGACCTGGTTCTGAAGGCCTGGGACTTCACGGTTGAACAAGCCCTGGAGGGTCTTGTACTTGTGTTCCCAGACGTCGGGCTGCGGTTGCGTGGGCTGGGCCGGTGTCTCCGTAGAGGCCGTTGGCTCAGGCGCTTGCTGTTGGGCTTCAGGAGCGTCGGGCGCTAGTTCTGCCTGGGGTTCCTGGGGTTGGGGATTAGCCTGTGCCAGGACGGCGTTAGCTTGCTCGACTTGAGCCTGAATAGAACGGGGCAATGCCATCAATAATCTCCTGTACCCATCGGGTTTCTCAGGTTGCAAAAAGCGGCTGAGAATCAGCCGCTTGGGATTCAGAGTTTCGCTCGGGCTGCGTCGAACAGATCAATCATCTGCTTCAAAAGCTGGGCTTTGCCTTGGGCTTTGCGCACATCCTCTGCTACTACCAGGACAGCGAGTTCGGCATCGAGTTTGCTTGTGAGCCACTCTTTGAGTTTCGGCTCCCGCGCCAGGCGGGTGAACAAGGCAAATTCAGCTTCTCGGTCCATGTGTGGCGATTCTACAACGGTAAGTTAGAAACTTGTCAAGTGTTTACTGGGGCGCGGGCGAAAAATTGTCAGTAACTGGTGCCCCATCCATCAATTCCTGGCCGTTTCCGCCCATCCCGCCCTGCTGCTGAGCCATCTGCATCTGCTGCATCTGGGCCATAGCGGCACGCTGCTTGATGACCGACAGGCTCGGAACCACGCGGTCGGGGTTCATGTTGAGCGCCTTGGACGCCTCGCGCAGCAGCTCGGCACGGCCTTCCAGACCGATGATCTGCATGTCGATGGGGTTGCCGGTGGCCTGCAAGAACTCGTTGCGACGGACCTGCGCGGACTCCTTGGTGATGAGCGACAGCGCACCACGGGCCACGATCTTCAGGTCACCCTTCAAGTCCGCATCCGGGTCGTACTGGAGCACCCACTGGTAGGCGCGTTCGACCGATGGCGCGATGACGTGGATGTCAATCGAGCTGATGGTCTGTTTGATCTGCTTGGAGGCGTTGCCGATCATCATCGACATGCCAGAGGCCGTGCGCCCTGCCCCGCCCGCGCCGCCTGCAAGGCCCGTCATGTATCGGGGAATACCCGAATACTCGTCGGCCAGCTCGCTGAACTTCTGGAACACGCCCATGAGGACGTCGGCGTTGCTGTTGGGCTGGAAGAAGTCGATGGCCGGAGCGGACGAACCCATCGGGTCGCTCGAAACCTGCCAGACCTTCCATGGGTACATCTCCGTCAGGTTGTCGCCGGGCGGGATGCGGTCGACGTTGATCGACAC